TCGGTAAAGTCTACAAGCCCGTTGCGGTGCTTCCATGCCTCGTAAGACCCCACCAGTTGCAGCAGGTACTCGCTCCCGATGGCGGGGTGCTGGAAGTCGTAGATGCTCTGATCCAGGTTCCTGATCAGCTCCCAGGCGTGCAGGGCAAAAGCGCCCGGAGTCGTGTCGTTGAAGCCGTCCGTCAGGTGGCCAGGGTCCGACAGGCGCACCCCCGCCTCCTCACCCCACTTGGCCAGCTTCTTGGGCGTGACCATTTCCTCCCTGCACACGTGGCCTAGCTGGTAGGCCATCGCGTGTAGCGTCACGAGGTAGGGAAGATCTAGGCCACGGTCCTTGGCCACCTGCTTGGCCCGCCGCGTGAAGGTGAAAAACCCCACGCGGTCCCGACCGTACTTTGTCACCAGCTCCTCGGCCCTGTCGAGAAGGACGGTGGTCTTGCCGGTGCCCGGAGGGCCGTAGAGCTTGAACGTGTTCACACGTCCCCGTAGTACCGAGTCAGGTTGATGAGGTCGTCCGAGACCTTGGCCGGCGCAGAACCCACCACGTCGATCGGGAGCTTGTACACCCCACTGACCGGCTTGCCGTCCACCCGGAGCGAGCCGCAACGCGCGCCGCGCTCCTTTAGGAGGAAGTGCAGCTCCTTGGGGTTGCTAAGACGGAACCCGTGAAAGCGCAGGTAGTCGTACAGCGTAGAGAAACGGAAGGCGTAGCACGGCACCTTTCCCTTGGGCTCGATAAAGACCACCGCGGACACCACGTCCCGCGGCTCGTTGGACGTGCAGGTCTGGCAGAACTTGAGCGCACTCTCCCACAGAAGCCCCGACTCCGTGGCCACATCCGGGGGGTCTACCTCCACGAGGTTCTTCAGTTTCTCGGCGAGGATTCGATCCCACGCCTCGGTCTTGACGTTGGGGATCACCATGTTGAACGCCTCGAACACCGCCAGCTTGAAGAGCCGGTGGCACTGGAGCTGCACGGTCTCTAGGTGCAGCGTCTCCCCGTTCACGTCGAGGACCCAGGTGGGGGGCTTGGTGAGGACCTTGGTAACGCTGCCGATGGCCAAGGTGTCGTACCCGAAGCGGGTGAGCACACCGAAGTTGAGCGACCCGCACACGTCCTTGTTGCACCGATCCACCAGCGGGGACTCGCCACACTGGTAGTGGTACCCCTTGTCCTTGCCCAGCTTCTTGAGGCTCTTGATCAGCGTGGTGACCTCGGCCGGCTGGAGGCGAGGGTCGCACTTCTCGGTGGAAAAATCGTGCAGGTAGCTCTCCCACTCGTCGGGGAAGCGTCGGCGCAGATAGATGCCGTAGTTGAACAGCACCGTGTTCCGGTGCCCCGCCCCGATCTTGCCGGCGGTCAGGAGAGCAAGGCATGGGGGCGGCGCGTCGAGGTTGGGCTGGGGTAGCTCAATAGGATTCACCCTCTGAAGGAAGCGCTCCAGCGTGAGCCGCTTCCCCGCCTGCACGCAGAACCGGTTGGTGCAGTTCCCGTCGAAGTACGGCATGTTGAGCCAGTTGCCGATCCCGTTACTGGCAAGCTGGCTCTGCTTGGGAAAGACCTCAACGTCACGAGGTAGACCCAGCTCGCCGGCCCAGCTACGCAGGTGGCCAATCACCACCCCGGCCGGTTGGGGCTTCTTCAGGAAGAGGATCAGGTGCGCCCCGCCGTGGCGAGACCGGAAGACCCAGAGCGGGAGCTGCGCGGCGGCGACCTTGTTGGACAGCCCGATCAGGTCCACCTGCACCGCGTTCCGGCCATGCGTGTCCACGTCGATGGCTCCCCAGGCGCAGGTGTTGTCTTCCATGATCGGGATCAACCCGATCCCCTTCTTGCCGATCAGGTGCCGCTCCCAGTCGTGCTCGGTCACCGCCATGTGCACGGTTTGGGCGCGCTCACGCCTTACATCGTAAGTGCCGTAAGCGCGCCCGTTCGACCGGAACAGCCGGAAGAAGGCCTGAGCAGGAGTCTCAGAAGGGGACTTCTTCTCTGCCTTCTTCATGACACTCCTCGCCGCGGTCTTGGTGGACCTGGACCTCACGAGCCTTCATCATCTCGTAGGTTTCCTCACAGTAGCGGTAGAGGTCGGGGTCCTCGACGTAGTCCCCCTGGGTCACGACGTAGTTGTAGGAGACTCCCTTCGCCCGCTCCTCTTTCGCGCTGGTGAGCCGGTACCACCGGGCGAAGCTGTCCACCCCGGAGCTGCTAATCAGGTTGACGAGCCGCTTGGCCGGCTTGATGGAGGTGGACGCCATGCTGATCGCGATGGGCTGCCGGTTCCCCTGGGCGTCCAGGTAGATGGAAGGGAAGTTGTAGTAGAGCGTGCATCCCGGCTTCACGGGCTCCCCGGTGGGGCTGGTCTGCCAGCGGCTGTACTTGCACCCCGCACAGGTGGGGGAGAACGAGCCCCCCGTCTTGCCGTCGTAGCTCCGGCACTCGATAGGGTCGCCGATCTCGCTGCCCCACTTGATCCTGCTCTTGACCAGCAGGATCGGAATGAAGTCGAAGGAGGTCCCGAGCGACTCCTTCAACACGGAGTGCGCGAACCCGCCTCGCGGGTAGCCGAGCTCCAGGTACTCGTCACTGGTGGGCTGGATCAGGACCAGCCGGGGGATCTGGAGGTCCTCCGGTCCGGCATTCTCGATGCCCCGGCTAGAGTTCTTCTTGATGTGCGTCATGCCGCCGGCGGGGCGCAGTGGGGCGATCTCCTGGCTTTCGGTCTTCTTCTTCTTGGGTTTCACGTGCAACATAGGTTTCTCCGGTGAAAATACTACTGGGTTGGCTACCTTACCTTGATCCGACGGGCGGTGTAGGTAGTGAGGTACCGCCTGACGAGCGACTCCCGTTTCTTGTTGAGCTTCACCTCCTCTGGGTCAGTGGGCATTCCCTTGAGGCTGGACTGGGCCGCGGTCTGGAGCGCCGCGTCCACCTTCCTGGCCCATGCCGACAGGGTCTGCGCGTTGATGGTCCTCTTGATTAGGTGGCCGTCGCCAAGCAGCTTGAGCCGCTTGAAGAATCCTGCCTGGTGCTCGACCTTGAGGCTGGCGTAGGTCGTGGTCTCAATGTACAGGGTCTTGGGAGCCAGCTCAATCGACTGGCCGTCCGTGGACCGAAGGTCACAGGCCGCCCGGATGGCGTCCCGGAGAGGCAGAAGCAGCTCCTTGGTCGTGACGCTTGCCTTCTCGGTCTTCAACTGTTGCAGCTCCTCGTCGGTCATACGCTCCAGCAGTGCCTGGTGGACCGCCTCCGTCTCGGCGCCGTTGCTTTTTACTACTTCCGCCAAAACGTCCCCGAGCAGTCGCAGGCGCCGATACCGGACCTGAAGCTCCTTGAGGGACACCTCGACCTGCTCATCCTGGGTGCTCATCGCGACCTCCCGCCGAGCTTGCTGGACCGTATCGTTGGCCAGCAGCCAAGCCATAAGGCGTTTATGCCGTCTCCTGAAAACAAGATACCACCCCGGGGCCGTTTGTGCAACCCTCAGGCAATGAACTTCTTGAAGGCATCGCCGGTGACCAGGTCAGCCAGCCCCTTTTTTTCGGTGAGCCGTGACCAGATGCGGTGCTCTACGGTCTGCGCCCCGCTCCCTAGGGTGCTCAGGAGATCCACGTAGGTGACGTTCCGCTTCTGTCCGATCCGGTGCAGCCGGTCTTCGCTCTGCAAGCGAAGCCGCATATTGAAGGTGTTGGAGTAATAAATGGCCAGGGAGCTGGCCGTGACCGTGATCCCGATGCTGCCTACCCGCACCTGCATGAGCAGGCAGTCGTACCGCCCCCGCTGAAAGGCCGCGATCCGCGCATCCCGGACCCGCGGCTTGACGGCCCCGCGGATCGTGGCGCTCTTGATCCCCGCCTTCCGCAGCTCCCGCTGGAGGATCTCGATCTCCCGGTTGAAGGTGCAAAAGATAACCGGCCTCTGCGCCACGTTCTCCAACACGATACGCAAGAGCTCCTGCAACTTTTGGTTCTGCTCGGGGGGGACGATCGCCGTCCAGTGGGGCTCGTCACCGGTGCCGAGGTTGACGAACCCCCCGGCCACCTGGGTTAGTTTTGTCAGCATCGAAAAACTATTCGTGATGCTCAGCCGGCCGACACCCTCCATTTCGACGAGCAGCTCGTCCCGCAACTTCCGGTAGACCCGGTCCTGCTCCTTGCCCATCGGGACGCTGCGGACCTCGTAGAGCTTCTCGGGGAGATCCACACAGTCTTTTTTCAGCACCCGGTAGGCGTGCCCGGCCACCCTCTTCCGCAGTACATCCAGGTTCTTCCAGCGGTAGGGGACCCTGCCGTAGTCCCCACCCATTTGCGCGTAGTACCCCCGGAAGGCGTAGAAGTTTTCGTAGCCCAGCACGTCCCGAGACAGGAACTTGCACTGGCTGAAGAGGTCCAGAGGGTTGTTGCCAACCGGGGTGCCGTCCATGATCAGGCGCTTTCGCGCGAGAGTCCCCAGCGCCAGCGCCGCCTCACTCTGCCTGGCGTCGATGTTCTTGATGTTGCAGCTCTCGTCAAGGATCATGGCCGAGGGATCCCTCCGCAGGAGGGTGGCAAGGAGAGGACCCAGCTTGGTGCGGAGCGCCTCGTAGTTGACCACGAGGATGGGCAGAACCTGACTCGGAGGGTAGAGCGTGCGCCCTTGCTGTATCAGCTTGGTAAGGACACGCTGACCGGTTGCCCCTGAGTTGATCCGAACAGCCCGGCCATGCCGAGAAAAGATCTCGACCTCATGCTGCCACGAGCCCTTCACGGTGTTGGGACACACCACCAGCGCGAAACGCACCGCCGCGGTCTCGTACCAGTAGTCCAACAGGTCGATCGCGATCTTGGTCTTGCCGGTGCCCATCTCCATGAACAGGCCGTAGAAGTCTCGGTCGTGCGCCTCGTTGAATGCCACTACCTGTTGGGCGAAGCTCTTCACCTTCGGCTCGAAGGCAGGGAGGTAGGTGGGCGTGTGGTCACGAAGCCGGAGCTCGTTGGTGGCGCGGCTGCGGTCCTCCAACTGGCGAAGACGCTCCCACCCGGCGATCCGCTGCCGCACCGCGGGAGGAAGACGAGTCTGCGCCCCGAAGACCCGGAGCACGTGCTGCACGGAGACGCGGGTGACAGGGATCTCCCACCGCTGCTTTTTCTTGATCCAGGCCCGCTCGGGGAGGGTCTTGATCAGCTCGACCGTCCCGGGGTCCCACGCCACCTGTAGCGTGAGCACCCCCTCCTCGTCGTCGTAGCCAAACTGAGTCACGTGGCATCCCCCCAGTTCCCCGCCGCCTTGCCGGCAGTCAGGAGCGGCACCCGGCACCCTAAGATCCGCCCCGCCTCGATCATCGTATCGTCATAGATCCCATCTACCCGGTTCACGTCGTGCTCGGGGATGCTGTCGTTCAACTCGTCGTGGACCTGTAGCAACGGGACCAAGCCGTGGCGCTCGTAGAGCAGCACCTGGGCAACCTTGATCGTGTCCGCCGCGGAGCCCTGCATCACCGCGTTCAAGGCGGGGTTGAGCGAGTCCCCCTCCCGGAAATACCGGCGCCGGCCCAGTACGGTGCATACCCACCCGGCGCTGTTCTGCGAGAGCCGCCGGCGAACGGTCCTCTCGACGTGGATCTTGAGCAGGTGCGCCGAGGGGAACAGCGTGTTGTACTTGTCCACCACCTTGGTCGCCTCGTCGAGGGTCATCCCTAGCCGGGTGGCGGTCTTGGCGAGGCCCATCCCGTAGAGCAGGGCAAAGTTGATCGTCTTCCCGGGCTTCCGGGTCAGGTGCACAATGTCCGCCACGATCTGGTGGAAGTCCGCGTCGGGGTCCCGCTGATAGATCCCGATCAGGTCAGGGTCCCCGGTGTAGTGCGCGAACCACCGGAACTCTAGCTGGCTGTAGTCCCGGCGGTTCCACCGTTGGCCGGGCTCGGGCAGGAACAACTTCCGGATCCCCCACACCGAGGTGCCATACTTCTCCTGCTTTTCAGGGTGCATGACCTGTTGGAGGTTGGGATCGGTCATCGACGTCCGGCCAGTCACGGCCCCGAAGTGGTCGTCCGTCCCGGGGGTGTCCGCGGGAAGCTGGTTGATCACGGCATGAATGCGGAAGTGGTCGCGGCTCCACACGGCATCTTGATCGAGGTACCTCCGGAGGTACCTCGTAGCCAGGTCGTTGATTTTGCGGATCCGGAGCACCTCCTTCGCCAGGTCCGCAAGCTCGGGCTTTCGAGATTGGCTGTAGTGGTGCTCAAGTAGGTCGGTGGTAAAGGACGCCTGCCCGTCCGGGAACCGGTCCGAGGGCTGGGTGTGATGCACCTCCTCCCCCGCCCCGTGGAGCTCCCACAGCCGGCCCAGTTGCTGGGCCGAGCTCGGGTTGAACCGCGGCGCACTAAGGCGGAACCTGAGCCTGCTCACCCCCGTGGTATAGGCCCGCTGCACCTGTTGCAGCCACTTCTCACACTGCTCGTAGTCGAACCGGACCCCGCGCCGCTCCATCAACCAGAGGGGGTAGGTGAGCCGGGCCTCAATATCCCACGCCTTGGCAAGCTCCGCCTGCTCTACCATCTGCAAGGCGTATCGGGCGATCGCGGCGCAGCGTTCGGTGTCCCCGACGGCGTAGGCGCCGACTACCCTGCCCGGCGCCTTGGCAATGTCCCTGCCGGGGACCAGCTCGCGCTGCATCATCCACCGCCCAAGGTCCCGCTGCTCGGTCGCCGGGAGCTGGCACCACCGGGCCGCCAGCTCCTTGAGTTCGAGGGACTCGCCCCGCACGTACCGGTAGCCCCGGACCAGGCTGGCAAGCACCATCGAACAGCGCACCGGCCCCGCTAACGGGATCCGCACGTTGGCGAGCTGGTGCAAGTCGAACCTGGCGTAGTGGAACCACTTGGGCTGGGCGGGGTTCGTCAGCTCCTTTTCAGCCCACTCGCGAACCTCGTCCAAGGTGGTGTTGTTCTTGCTCGGGTGCCCCCAGGCCAGGTACCAACTACGCACCGGGGTCAGGTCGGCCTTACAGGCGGTGATCGCCAGGCCCACCGGCACGTCATCGAACATCTTCAGCCCGGTGGTCTCGGTGTCGAGGCACAGCACGGGGTAGTCGTAGACCTCCGGAAGCGCCCGCGGCCACCACCTAGGACGCAGTAGCTTAGGTTTCTCGGTTACCGGCACGACTCCCTCCTGGCTTGTAGGTGCACGTCGTACAGGTGGCCCGCCAGCTCCGCCACCCACGCACGGGACAAGTGGTGGCGGAAGCGCCGGACATAGGAGGGGTGCGGCAAGAACCGCAGGTCCCGGCGCCACGGGGTGTAGGCGTGCCACCAGTGCAGCGCCTCCTTCCCTAGCAGAACCACCCGCTTGGGGGGGTCGCCTAGCGCCGCCTGCACATCCGCGGCGCTGGTGGGCAGGTCGTCCTCGCCGTAGGAGTTGAAGAAGGCCAGGTCCCGCTCGTGTACCCGGGCTAACCGACACGCACGGCCGAGCATCGCGCCGCTTCCGGTCCGCTGAAAGAATGGCAGGGACAGGTGCTGCTCGTTGCTGCTCGCCCGTACGCGGTCCCCCACCACCCAGCACCGCGCCTCGGGGGATCCCAGGAATGGGAACTTCGGGGCAAGAGGATCGGCAGAAGTGCGGGCCGCCATGACGCCCTTCCACCGGCCCCAGATACGTTGGAGGGTACGGTCCCTCACCGTACTGTGGACCTGCCGGGTCTCCAGGGTCCAGTCATACGGGTCGGTCATGGGCAGAAAGGTGCGGTTGCGCGGCCGGCCGCTGGCGTCGGCCGCGCCGTCGAACAGGTGCCGATAGCGCTGGAGAATCTCCCACATCCGGGTCGGCCGGGTCTCGTAGTGCGCGCCGGTAGGGTGCGCCCAGGCCCGCAGGAACTTCTCCTCGGAGAGATAGCAGGGAACCAGCACCGCACCCAGACTCAGCATCAGGCGCTCCAGCAACCGCCGCCACTCCATGCCGTCCTTCTCACCTCGGCACACCACCCCATAGGTCGGCTGGCCCAAATGCAGCCGGTCAAAGATCGTCACGGTGCCGTCACGCCGGTATCGCTGCCGAGCACGCAGGACCGCGGTCAGGTACTCGTTCAGGGGGTCTGGGCCGGGAGGGCCGTAGTGCTCCGTCGTGACAAACGGAACCTTCTTAGGCCGGTGCGCAGCCAGCTCAGCCGCGAGGGTGCTCTTGCCCGACAGGTCGGGCCCTTCCAACAGGATCATCATCGCCGCCCCTCCCGGGTCACTCGTCTTTTACTTGGACAATCCCCACCTGCAACCTAGCAGTTACCAGCCTCCCCACGTGCGCGTCGGGGGTGTGCTCAGAAGGCAGACGCCGGCGCGCGGGGAACCCCTCGATCGTCACCGGTACGAGATCCACTTCCCGGTCTGTAGGCAGGCGCACCGGGGTGAGTTTGGGAAGGTCCTCTTGGTTCAGCAAACGCCAGGCGGCCAGCCAAATCTCCTCCCCCCAACTACGCGCCTCGGCTTTCGTGCCAAACACCACCGGCTGGCCGGACGCGGTCAGGGGAAGGACCACCGACACCTCTTCGGAGGGCCGGTGAGGGAGGCCGGTTAGGGCCGTGGTAATCGTCCACACTCCGCCGCGCATCACGCTCCCGGAAGAGGGTGCCCCTCGCACAGAGGGGCACCCTGCCCGCTGCACTACTCCTCCTCGTTGTCCTGGACGAGATCAGCCAGCGTAAGAGACAGAGTCTGGGAGGTGCCCTTCTTGGTGGTGCGCCCCAGCGTCAGGACTTCGTCCTCCTTGTCGATCTTGACGATCTTCCAAAAGTGGCCCTGGTATTCCACCTCGTCCCCCACGTCGATCCCGTCGTCGTCTTCGTCCACGTTCCCGTTCTCTTCCTCTTCGTCGTCCTCTTCGTCGTCCTCGTCCTCTTCGTCGTCCTCGTCCTCTTCGTCGTCCTCTTCGTCGCCCTCTTTCACCGCGTCTTCCCGCTTCTCGTCCTCTTCCACCGCGTCTTCCCGCTTCTCGTCCTCGTCTTCCTCTTCTTCGTCCTCTTCCACCGCGTCTTCCTCGTCCTCGTCCTCG